CAGCCTGAACGAGAAGGCTAACTTCTTCAAGCTGTTCAACCGCATGAACTACAAGCAGACGGCACAGCACATCGCTGAACTGTTGGGCGAAGGCTTCAAGTGCGAAGTGGTGCATGACAAGTGGACCGGCACCGATGGCAAGGAGCGCGTTGACGTTACCCTGCGGAACAAGGATGGCTACACCATCATGCCTCCCCGCAAGGAAGACGAGGACAGCGAGACTGGTTGGATCGAAGTGGCCGTGCCGCCTGCACTCAGCGAGGTCAAGTGCTTCCTGTGGCAGCAAGCTGACATGGCACAGTGGGCCAGCATCTACATCGAAGGCCAGTACCCTGAACGCAAGAACGAGAAGGGTGAAGTCACGGCTAAGGCCAAGTCCAAGAACGTGCTGCAAGACCGCATCATGACGGCCAAGAACTTCATCGGCTCACCGATGCATGAACTGCTGTTGACCAACGGCGTTGCCATCGACCTGCCTGCTGTGGGCGAGGAAGACGAAGAGGACAACGAACCGGGAAACGCACCAGCCCCGGCAACGGGGCAAGCACAACAGGCAGCGGCCATCCTGTCGGGAGCAGCCGTCAGTTCGACGACGCCCCCTTCTAACGATGCGCTTGGCGGTATCGTCTGATGAGCAGCCAGTTCGCTAACGCTATTGCAGCGGCTGCGGCTGGCAGTCCGATGGGATCAGTACCTATACTACCTGATCGTACATTGCTGGTCGATGGTGATGGGCTTGCCTATTACTGCGCTGGCAATGACGACACTAGCACTGGCGAAGCACGCAGCAGGTTGATCGATAAGGTCAAGTCTGCTCAGCGCGTCGTTGGTGCAGGTAGAGTCCTGATCCTGCTGACCCTATCCGGTAGCCACAAAGGTCATCGCTATGCGGTGGCCCGAGTCAAGCCGTATCAGGGACAGCGGGCTGACGCTCGCCGTCCTAAGAACTGGCGCTATCTTCGTGACCTCATGGAGACAGGCAGCTTGGGCTTTGAGACACAGGGCACGGCCATCGCTGAGGCTGACGACTTGTTCGGCTGGCACGCTTACAACAATCCTGAAGGTAGCGTGATCTACACACAGGACAAAGACATGCGTATGCTACCGGGGATGCACCTTGATTGGGTGTCCCATGTTGCCCACACTGTGAGCTACGACCTGAGCACATGCCGCGAGGGCTATCGTATGTTCAACGTGAGGCCGCATGACAGTGTGCATAACGACAAGCAGTATGGACCACGTTGGTTCTGGTTGCAGATGCTACACGGCGACACCGCCGATCACATCCCCGGCTTGCCGAAGTATGTGGTTGATGGTAAGTCCAAGCTGTGCGGACCAGTGACAGCAGAGAAGCTGTTGCAAGGTGACGCACCCTATCACGCTATCGTAGCTGCACTCTATGAGTCCTACTACGGTGAGCGGTGGCTAGTGGAAATGATGGAGCAGGCTTGCCTACTCTGGATGCGCCGCGACCCCGCCAAGTGGGATGACTTCATGGACCCCGGCGGCCCGCTCGCTATCTACAACGATGGCGAAGACCAGTTCGCTAAAGCCTACTTCGAGATTGAAACCCGAGTCCGCAATGCTGACAACTTCAACGCCGCGTCGGCTCAAGACGACTGAGATTGCGGCTGCTCGACAGCAGCTTGCAACGCAACAGCAAGGGCGCTGCGCTATCTGCCAGCTACCCTTGCACCATGACGTACTCGACCACGACCACAGCACAGGTGCAGTAAGAGCAACCTTACATTCAGGCTGCAACGCTCTGCTCGGTAAGGTCGAGAACAACTACAAGCGGTACGGTGTTGCGAACTTGTCGGCCTTCCTCAACGGGGTGGCCGGCTACTTGCAGCGCCATACCATGAATCAAACCGGGTGGCTACATAGCACCCATCGCACCGATGACGAGAAACGTGTAGCTCGTAACACGAAGGCTCGCAAGACTCGGGCGACCAAGAAGGAAGCAGTGACCTAATGACCAACCCTAAACGTGGGCCGAAGATCGTAACGCTGGACATCGAGACAGCCCCCATTGCAGCCTACGTGTGGGGCACGTTCAAGCAGAACATCGGGCTCAACATGATTAAGCAGGACTGGACTATCCTGTCCTTCTCATTCAAATGGCTGGGGCAGAAGAAGGTGTTCTACTCGGACGTTAGTCAGAAGGACGATGTTCGTGATGACCTTGAACTCTTGCATGAACTGTGGTGTGTGCTCGATGAGTGCGACATCCTTGTCGGCCAGAACGGCAGACAGTTCGATGTGAAGAAGATCATGGCCCGCTTCCTTACCGAAGGCTTGCCGCCAGTGTCACCGTTCAAGATCGTGGACACACTGGAAATGGCTAAGCAGATCGCTCGCTTCACCAGCAACAAGCAGGACTGGCTGAGCCAGCTTCTGACGGACCAACCCAAGGAACATCACAACGAGTTCCCCGGCTTTGAGCTATGGGCTGAAGTGCTCAAGGGTAACCCCCGTGCATGGGCCGTGATGAAGAAGTACAACAAGGTGGATGTCATCGGCTGTGAGCAGATGTACCTTACCATGTTGCCCTACTACGAAGGCCATCCCAACGTGGCTGCGTACTACGATGACGACGCTATGCGTTGCCCTCGCTGTGGTACAGCAGACATGCAGCTTCAAGAGAAACCGGCACTCACCAACGTGGGTGCATACAACCGCTATCAGTGCGGTGGATGTGGCGGCTTTGCCCGTGACCGCTACACGATCAACAGTAAGGCCAAACGTAAGGCCCTGCTGACAAGTTAAGAGCCAAGCCCTAGCCTAGCGCTAGGGTATTGAGCCGCATCTATACGCAGCAACGCTGCAAAGCATAGGAGAAAGACATGAGCGGATATGTACCATATGGAGAACCACTACATTCAACAAAGGATGTGACGATGCAAGGACAAGCAGGCGGACTGAAGTTCGATGCAGGTAAGAACGAGTGGAACCTACTACTGTCAGGCAAAGGGATGCTGGCAGCAGTGACAGGCGTAGTGAAGGTGCTGATGTTCGGTGCTAAGAAGTACGCAGCCCACTCATGGCGTGAGGTCGAAGACAATGAGCGCCGCTACCTCGATGGCCTGATGCGCCACTATGCAGCCATCATGGCGGACGGCCTTACGGCCCGTGACGAAGAGTCTGGCCTACTGCACATCGATCACCTGAACTGCAATGGCTTGTTCCTTGGTGAGCTTGCTCGAAAGGCTGACAATGCAAAGCCGTAAGGGATCACTGATCGAAGCAGGCATCAACGTGTTGATCGGCTACTGGATCAACTTCATTGCCAACCTGACCATCCTCCCGATGTTCGGATTCAACATCACCCTATCGCAGAACCTGATGATAGGCCTGATCTTCACTGTCATCAGTGTGGCACGCAGCTACATTGTTCGTCGTTACTTCAACGCACTTATCCACAAGGCAGCATATGGCAAATGAGATTAAGGACAAGGCATACTTCATTACGCTAGCTGTGTTCACCCGTGCCCCGACTGACACGATTGAGCACCATGAGGATCGGCTGTACCGCACGGTCGATGCTGTGGTCTTCTTGACTGAGGACCAGAAGGCAGAGTTCTATGCTCGCCTTGCTGAAAGCCTGACCAAAGACATGCCCTTCGCTGACGCATGGAACACCGTAACCGCAGAACTGGAGCGAACCCTTGGCTGATTACATCGTACACAAAGCTATCGAGCTTGAGGCGCTGAGCGCAAAGGCCCGCCTCGCTATGGACAACATCCATGCATGGATCATCAGCCCGAAGTATGACGGTTGCCATGCAGTCTTCTTGTTCAAGGACGGCCAGCACTACGCCACCCTTAGCCGCACCGGCGAGCGGGTAATGAGCATGGACCACATCGCTGTGGACCTGCTGCGCTGCTATCCTGAAGCCCTGCGCTATGGGCAAGTAGCCATCACTGGCGAAGCGTGGATGGTTGGCAAAGACTTCAACGTCATCAGCGGCACGTTCCGCCGACAGTACCCACAGCCTGACCTGATGTTCGTGCCCTTCGACATCGTGCAATGGGAGCACTGCGACGACACGTTCAGTGGCCCTAACGTGGACCTGTTCAGCAAGGTGCCGTACCGTGAGCGTTTGGGCTTTCTCAAGTCCCGGCCTGCCACCGGCGCTAGCGTGCTGGCCGTCATGGCGTATGAGGTTGTCGGCCCGCTGTCAGGCGTGCTCGGTGAGGCGGAGGCTCAGGCCCGCTTCTACAAGGCCAGCACCACTGGCGCTTACGATGGCACGATCTGCGCTCAGGCTGAGGGGCACTACGTTGTAGGCTCAGGCAAGGGCGGTGAGTTCATCAAGTGCAAGCCCCTCATCAGCTTCTCTGTAAACGTCACCGGCTGCGTCGTTGACAAGGGGGCTAAGACGGGCAAGAACACTGCGGCGCTTTTGTTCCAGCTTGACGGGCTTGAGCAGAAGGTCAGCACGGGGCTAACTCAGGCACAAGTAGATAGCATATGCGACGTTCGTTTCAATGACGAATGGTTCAACGTAGTTATCGAGGTCGAGGCAATGGGTAAGACAGTCAACGGCTTCCTTCGGGAGCCTCGTTTCAAAGGCATTAGGATCGACGCATGACACTACTAACCCAGCAAGAAGTCGAAGAACGGATGTACCACGGTGGCATCATCCGAGCAGAGAACGGCATGGCCCGCGCCGAAGAGCAGGGCAGAGCACATCAGAACCCTTACGCTAAGGAACTGTTCCGTGAGTATGTGCTCCCGCTTGCTGGGGCGATGGCTGCTGATGTGAAGTCCAAGAAGGCTGGCCGTAGGCAGGCGCACGTTGTGCTGCTCGACAGCCTAGACCTTGAGGCCGTGGCTTTCCTGTCCGTCCGCTATGTGATGAGCGTGCTGCTCAGCGCTAAGCCCGAGGCGCACCGCCAGCTAGCCTACGGCATTGGCCGCACCGTCCACCGTGAGCTTGTGCTGGCACAGATTCAGGACAAAGCGCCTGAGCTTTACCAGACGCTGGCGCTGGACTTTGGCCGCAAGATGAGCAAGAACGAACGCCACCGCATGACTGTGTTCATGATGCAGGCCAAGCAGGCAGGCATCGACATAGTTGAGTGGTCGGTGGGTAGCCGCGAGCAGGTTGGCCTTTACATCCTCGGCCTGCTGGAAGATGCTGGCATGGTAGAGCTTGGTGCTGAGGTCCGCACTGGCTACAAGCGCGATGCCCGTGAGGTCTTCCTGCACCCTGAGATTGTGGAGCGCATCGACAAGGTGAAAGCCTACGTTGCTGTGACCATGCCCACGTATGGCCCCTGCGTTGAGCCGCCCCTTGATTGGGGCTTCGGCGTTACTGGTGGCTTCCACTACCCCGGCCTGCGCCGCGCTAACTCCACGCTGGTTCATGCCCGTGCTACCGCCCGTGCCCTTGGCCGCAACACAGACATGCCCGTGGTGTTCGCCGCAGTCAACGCATTGCAGCGCACCGCGTGGCAGGTTAACCGCCGCGTGCTGGAGACTGTCTATGCCGTGGCCGCTGAGTTCAGCACCAAGGAAATCGTCAGCCTGTCTGACTGCCCTGCGCCTGACAAGCCAACGTGGCTGCGTGAGGATTGGACTAAGGCCCCGAAGACCGAATGGCCCGAGGCTAAGCAAGCTGAGTTCAAGCAGTGGAAGCGAGACACCGCAGAATGGCACACCCAGCGCAAGCTGCTGGGCTCCCGCTATGCTAGGTTCTATGCTGCCACCCGCGCTGCCGATATGTTCAAGGACCAACCTGCGATTTACTTCGTGTACTTTGCAGACAGCCGTGGTCGCCTCTACCCTTTGACCTATGGACTCAATCCCCAAGGCTCTGACCTCTCCAAAGCGCTGCTTCGATTCTCCGAAGGTCTGCCTCTTACTAACCCCGATGCTGTCAAGTGGTTCCATGTTCAGGGAGCCAACAAGTGGGGCTTCGATAAGGCCACTCTTCAGGAGCGTGTCGATTGGGTTAACCAGCGGCAAGACCTCATCATGTCCTTTGCCGAAGACCCGGTGAACAACACGGGCTGGACTGAGGCAGGCGACCCCTTGCAGTTCCTAGCATGGTGCTTCGAGTACGAGGACTACGTGACCAACCCGCAGGGCTTTGTGTCACACCTGCCCATCAGCATGGACGGATCATGCAACGGCTTGCAGAACCTGAGCGCTATGTTCAGGGACGAGATTGGCGGCGCTGCTACCAACCTCACGAACAACGCGGTGATGCGGGACATTTACTCTGACGTTGCCAAGGCAGCAGACGAGCGACTGCGTAAGCACAAGCCCGCTGACGAGGCCGAGCAACGGCTCATCACAATGTGGCTGGCCCACGGCATTAGCCGCAAGGCTGTAAAGCGCAGCGTGATGACCACACCCTACGGCGTGACCGAGCGCACTGCGACTGAGTACATCATCGACGACTATCTGCGTGAAGGCCTTGGCCCTACGTTTGACAAGACCGAGTACCGCCGTGCTGCTAAGCTGCTCATGTCTGTCGTGTGGCCTGCCATTGGCGATGTGGTGGTCAAGGGCCGTGAGGCTATGGACTGGCTGCGTAAGTGCGCTAGGGTCATCATGAAGAACCTGCCCGAAGGTGAGGACACGATTAGCTGGCGTACTCCGTCAGGCTTCCCGGCCTGTCAGGATTACTTCGAGGCTGAGGTCCACCGCATCAACACATGGTTGCATGGCCCGCTCAAGATCAGGGTGCTAACCGAGACTGCCGAACCTGACGTTACCCGGCACGATAGCGGCATGGCACCGAACTTCGTTCACAGCCTAGACGCAGCCCACTTGCACCTGACCACGGCAGACGCTGCCAGTCAGGGGATCACGGCGCTGGCTATGATCCACGATGACTACGGCACCCACGCCGCCAATGCTCAAGCCTTGTTTGAGTCTATCCGTAAGCAGTTCGTGGCAATGTACCTTGCTTGCGACCCACCTGCGGACCTTGCCGCCAAGTACCCATGCGTCCCGCCGCCACCTTCTAAGGGTGCGCTTGACATCATGGAAGTTCTTGAGTCGGACTTCTTCTTCAGTTGATTCAGTACCTATACTACTCATGGCAATCTCTACCAAACCCACCAACGCACAGTTTGACACCAACCGCAACGCCTATGTGGAAACCCAAACGCTTACGCGGCTTAGCCCCGAGGTCTACAATGACCTTGAGCGCAAGCACGCTACCTTCCGCCCCAATAGCACCAGCACCGAGCTTGAAGCAGGCTACGCCCTTGGCGTGCAAGCCGTCTTGAAAGACTTGCGTGTGGGCTTTGTCGTGGGTCGCTAATGTTCACCCCAGCGCATGAGCACCCGCTGGCACCGTACCTGCTAGCTAACTGCGTGGAGTTATACGAGGCCATGATAGGCCGCTCACTCCGCGACAACAAGCGCTTTGCTGACAACATCGACCATGACGCCGCACTAGGCACAGTGGTCAGTCTGTTGCAGGGCGCAGAGTTACCCGGCATCAACGCCGTGATACTCAACGACTCTCATCTGCTAGTCTATTCCGTGGCACAGCCTTGGTTTAGCGGCACTGAGCTTTGGCTCATCGAGCAGTTCTACATGCGTGTAGGCCGTGGCAACTCCGACGCAGCGCTTGACGCTGTTGACGAGCTAGGCCGCAGCTTAGGGTGCGGTAGGGTAGTCTTCGGCACTTCACTCGCAGCAAGCGATAAGGCCTTGGGCCGCTTGCTTGAGCGTCGTGGCTATTCCCCTCAATCTTCTCAACTCATCAAGGAACTGTAATGGCAGCACTTACCTCCATTGCCCTCGGCGTTGCCGCCGCCTCCGCAGCCAAGTCAGCCGTTGACCAACGCAAAGCAGGTAAGGCCCAAGAAGCCGCCGCCAAGACTGCCGCTGAGCAGAACCGCAAATCCGCTGAAGCCGCGTCAAAGTCTGAGCGCGAGAGCGCAGCCCAAGCTGCACGACAGCAAGAGCTTGCCTCACAACGTGAAGCTGCTCAACGCGCTGCCGCTGAGCAAGCTGCTGACGACAAACCCGAGACTGCTGAGGTTGCCCTCGACGCACCCGGCGAAGACACCGGTACTGCTGCCAACGTGCGTAAGCGTCGTCAGAGCTTCGGCCTTGGCTCGGCAGGCACCGGCGTTAACATTTAAGGATCGCCATGTACCGCAGTGCTCAACACATCTGGTCGGCTTGCGACGGCATTCGACGCAGTATGCTTACCCGGATCGAGCGCTACGCTGCGCTCACGATCCCCAAGGTCTGCTTGCCGGATGGTTACGACCACAACGCAACTGACGAAACCCACGACTACCAGAGCATCGGTGCTCAAGCCGTGAACCACCTTAGCAACAAGCTCATGCTGAGCATGTTCGCCCCATCGCGCCCCTTCTCCAAGCTGGTGCCCGGTAAGCGTGCTAAGGCCCAAGCCGCCGCCATGAAGATGACGGACATCCAGCTACAGCAGGTGCTTGCCAATGGTGAGCGTGAAGCTATTGCCGCACTAGACAACAAGGGCCAACGCCCACGTTTGTTCCAAGTGATGCGGCACCTGATCGTAGCTGGCAACGTCCTGCTCTGCCTTGAGAAAGATCAGCTTCGCGCTATCGGCCTCAAGAACTATGTGGTCAAGCGCAACATCCGTGGCGAAGTGATGACTATTGTTATCCGAGAGAAGCTGAAGTTCGACGAACTCGACGCTGACATCGTGGCCCTGTACTCCCGGAACTATACCGCTGAGTCTGAGGTTGACTTCTACAAGTGGATCAAGCGTGAGCCTAACGGCAGCTACACGATGACGCAGTGGATTAACGGCGACCAGCTTCCCAAGAAGTACAATGGACGCTGGCCCGCTGACCGTCTGCCCTACCTTGCCCTTACGTGGGACTTGGCCGATGAGGCTGACTACGGTACTGGCTTGGTTGAAGAATACTCCGGTGACTTTGAGGCGCTTAGCGCTCTGTCTGAGTCTGTCGTGGATGGCGCTGTGCTCGGCACTGAGTACCGCTGGATGGTGAACCCTAACGGGATCACGCAGGTTGAAGACCTGAACAACAGCGAGAACGGTGACGCACTGCCCGGCCTACCATCTGACGTTGCACCCTCACAAGGCGGTAACCCTCAAGCCATCACCGTGGCATCTGAAGTTCTTGACCGCTACGAGCGGCGTGTTAGTCGTGGCTTCCTTATGGGCTCTGCCGTCATCCGTGATGCCGAACGAGTTACGCAAGAAGAAGTGCGCCTGACCGCTAACGAACTGGAAACCGCTTACGGCGGCGTGTACTCCACGCTGGCTGCTAGCCTCCAGAAGCCCGTGGCAATCTGGCTCTTCGATACCATCGAGCTTGACATCAAAGGTGCAGACCTTGACATCACCATCGTGACCGGGCTTGACGCTCTGTCCCGTAACGGCGATCTTGAAAACTTCCGCCTTGCTATGGGCGATATGGCTAGCATTGCCCAAGTGCCCGACAACCTCGCGCCCCGCGTTAAGTGGGAAGAGGTCGGAGCATTCATCGGACAAGGCCGTAACATCGACCTGAGCAAGTTCCTTATGACTGACGCTGAGTTCGCTGCCAAGCAGCAAGCTGAACAGGTTAGCCGTGTGGAAGAAACTGTAGTAACTGAGGCTGGCACCGCTGCCGCCAAACAAGGACCAACACAATGACGACTGAAGCTAACACTCCCGTGAGCGACCCGAATCCAGACAATCTGGATGATGTGAATTTCACGCTGGATGACGAGCCCAAGCCAGAAGCCAAGCCCGAGGCTACGCCAGAAGAACTGGCTGCTGAGGGTGAGGTCTACGAGTACACCAGCA